AAACTTCACATCAGCAGATGGATAACGCTCGGAATCGAACTGCATATAACGCCATGCAGCTTTGTTAATGAAAGGAATCAGGAAGTCTTCTTGGAAGTTACTCAAGGTACGCTTGTACTTCTTGATGATACCTGCCATAGCCATAGACATACCACCAGCGCCTGCATCACGAGGAGCAGAGGAAGGCATACCTGCACTATCGACAGTACCTGTAGCTTGCAACAAGAGTCGTTCATAGTTCTGTGAAGCCTGCACCGAAGCTGGATCGTGAACACCGAACTTCAAAGGCATCATAATCTGGTTAGGATCACCATTCGTCAGGAATGACTTACCGGGACGCACTTCAAACTTAGCACCACGAGGCAGACGGGTAGCATCCATAGCCATCATAGGAGCGCTTGTAAGGGCACGAGAGTCCATGTCCATACGCAGGCTACCATCAATGGCTTTCTGCATATTGTAGGCCTTCTCAGCCGTTCCACGACCGAATACACGACCGGGCACAGTGTCATCCTGATACAACATGACAGGACGATCCTTCATCATGTATGGGTTCTCTTCAGCCTTCAACAGTTTACCGCCGTTAGCGATAACAATGATAGCTTCAACCAAATCAGAATAATCATCAGCTAAGGAATCTTCAGGGAACAGATCAGCGACCTCTTCCCCATCTTCCAGCTTTTGTAAATACTCACGAGGAACCAAACCGTAGTAAGTCAGCAATCGAACTTTACCTTCAAGGAAGTTAGTCAGATCATCTGTTGGTTCTAAATCGTCATCAGGAGCGTCTAAGCCCAAATCAATCTTACGGTAGATACCGCTTTCCATGCCTTCCACAACCTTGTGAACAGACACAAACTTCTCAATAGCACATCCCATAGCGTCATCCAAGGATGTGGCGTTAGGGTCAACCAAGAAGTTCTTAGGATTGACAGGAACGAGCTTAACCGAAGTACGGTCTTTCTCGGACACACCAATAGCAGCTTGACCGATAACACCGGGAATAGCTTGAGTAGCAGGAGCGTACTCTTTCTCGGTCTTGACGATCAATTCACCGATACCTGTGCCGTAGATTTCAGCCATCAACTCGATCTGGTCAATAGCTTTTTTAATCTTGTCACGGGCAAAGTCTTCATTCAACTTCAGCTTAATCTCTTCGACATCCAGAGGATTGCCGTTAACGTCCATGATGTCATCTTTGATGTCAAAGAATTCACCTTGGCCGAAGATAGCTTCCATGATCTCAGCGTGGCGAGTCTCGATAGCCTGCTGAGTAGCAGGAGAGATGATACGGCTGCGCTCACTCTCACGAGTCTTATCTTCAGCAGCCCACTGACCACGGAAGATACGCTCATACTCAAGCCAAGGCTCTAAGTAGTTCTGGTCACGCCAGTCACGCCAGCTATCAGTGTGCGATACAACCCAATCAGTCAGTTCTTTGTCTGACTCTGTAGGCTCATCAAACTGAGATTGTTCTAAGTTATCCATTGGAAACCTTTAAAGTTTTTTCCAGTCTTCAAAAGACAAACGGTTAGCACTCGGATCTCCTGCTTCTTTTTCGTGCATATACTGTTCACGGCTATTAATAGCAGGTGGATTAACAATCCCTCGGCCTGCTCCTACTTTTTCAGAGCGTGCTTGAGCATCAAAAGCTTCTTTCCATGCTTTTTTCTGTGCGTTATATTCTGATTCAGAACGAGCAACACCAGCGGTCGAGGCAGCTAATTCATCTGCTTTACGCATTTTCTCTGAAACATAATCTTTACGAGTAGCCATTTTAATTTCCTTTGATGGGCTAGTAGCCCGAAATATTATCATAAACCTCATATTCTTCCTCTTCAAAGTCAGGGAGGAATGATGAGACAGCAAGTTGTTCAACGTAAGCGAGAGCATCAACCAAGTCATCGTGTACGCCCTTGGTAGGAAACATGATCAGTTGGTCTTTGAATTCTTCAAAGTCTTCATCTTCGTTCAAGATGATATGACCATGCTCAAAGCGGCCTTGAAGCGCCCAGACAACACGATCAGTCTTCTTTTTGTTACCGTGAGTAAGTGTCTGGATATGAGCAAAGGTGTTGTACTGACGCATCATGTCCTGTAACACACCCATAACAGCATTCATGGCTGTTCCGCGCTCAATACCAATCTGAATAGGCTGATACTCTTTAATGTTCTTCAGGATACGCATACAGGTGTCTTTAATGTCCCACCGTCCATGCTCAATCTTGTGAACATACCATTTGTTATCTGTGCCGATCTTAACCACTGCAATAGCGGTCTCGTCCAATCTCTTCTTGTTCTGGGAACCATCTGAGATGTTCTCAAAGCCTGCCAAGTCAATAGCGATGACGTATGCACCATCCTTGGGCATCTCACCTTCTTTAATCCATTCAGGCTTGAAAATGTCAGAACCTGCTGTGTCAAAGCTAGATAAGTATTCTTGCTTGAAAGCAAAGCTACTGAGGCTACGCTTGGCAGCTTCAATCTCTTTAGGGTCAATAGTCTCGTTATCAGCAGTGGTCTTGTGCCATGACTTCCACTCTTCGTCTGTTCCATCCTGTCCTAGTTTAAAGACATCATAGAACCAGTTACGACCAGAGGGAGTAGAGATGAATAAGGCTCTACCTTTTTTGTCAGACAAAGAAGCTCGGATGATCTTCTGCCATACATCTTCTTTAATGAAGGCACATTCGTCCATGACTACGTAGGTCAAAGACACTCCTCGCAGAGAGTCCGGATTGTCAGCACCACGTACAAGGATCTTACGACCATTCACCAAGAGAATCTCAAGGTTATTGATATGTGAAGACTTGATCACTGGACGACCAAGCTCATGGAGCAAGTCCCAGATAATCGTACGAGCCTGTCCCAAGGTAGGAGCAATGTACATCACCGCAGAGCCTTCAGGACAGTTCAGAGCCTCAATGAGCAGGGTAACGGCAGACAGACGGGACTTACCACATCGACGACCAGCAGCTACAACTTTGAAACGATGAGCGGAGTTAAAAACTTCCGTCTGCCACTTTAACAATTCAAAGTTTAGTTCAGCCATTGTGTTTCCTTATGTAATCCGCTGCCTTCAAAAGCAGTTCTGGACTTTCTAGGAACTTACCTAAGCCACCATTACAGTTACCGCAGAGCAAGTCTCTAATTTTTCCTGTTGTGTGGTTATGATCTACAGCCAGTCGTTTACCGGACTTACATAGACCTCCACAAATAGCACATACCCCGTCCTGTGCTTTTAGTTTTTCATCATACGCCTCAAGAGACATTCCAAACATTCTCTTTAAGTTATGCGCTCGTTCTTTTGATCGAGTTCCTTCGTAGTCTTCAGAAAGCCTCTTTAGTTTAGCTTCCTTCTGATCAACTGCCTCGCAAACCTTGCAACGAAACCTCTTTCCGTCTTTATGACGAACATGGTTATTGAATTGATCTAACGGCTTTACTTCACCGCACTTAGTACATTTCTTCATTTTGATTCCTCTTGAAAAGGTAACAGGTGTTCAGACACACGCACCTGTAAACGTGTTTCAAGCCGATCACTCGGTGTCTTTAAACTCTACATCTAAGACATCATCCGATGTTTCTATCTTTGGTGAACCCAGCGAACTGATGTTGATACTGATCTGGGGAGCACCTCCACCTTGCTTTGCTGCCTCAAAGGACGAGACAGGAACAATCCTATCGACAATCAGCTTCCATGCAGCAGCTTGGTTCTTGTGATCATCGTTAAGAGCTGCATCGTAAATAGCCTCTAAGACCTTAGCACTCTTAGGCGAGTTAAGCATACGTAGCTTATACTCATTGATGATAGCAGCCTCTCCTTTAGGACGACCTACTGATCTACTTTCTTTAATTTCTGTAAGCTCTGACTTCTTTGGTCTTCCAGCTTTACGTTTACTTGTTTCATTTTCCATTTGTCTTTATCCTTTCTTAGGGAGACAAAACACTTAGTGTCATAGACAATCCATCTATGCTTAAAGTACTTTAAAGGAACGTATAAGTTAAGAACTTAAACACTTATATTATAAGTACTTATTTAAGTATATTACTTATAGTATTTAACTTATACATTCGTTGTATCAACTGTGCAGATTCCTGCTAAGCACTTAAGAGTCCATCACCTTCTTAGTTACTTCTATTTCCTATTACGTATATTATACCATACTTTAAAGGACTTGTCAAGCTTTTTCTTCATTTTGTTACAATTTAATACAATCTTTACACTTCGTTGCACTTCCACGCTCCAGTGAAGCTCACCATTACAATCTAAACACTATGGTTTGTCTAATCCTTATACTTTTTCTTGTATATCAACTACTTAGCGCTTTAAGTGACTGGGTTTAATCTGTCCCTAATTAGTTCCTTTATTACCTTTTTTGTGAGCGTCAGAGGCTCCTGCAACATTAAACACTAAAGCCTTACCCCTCCCCCCATCAAAGTTAGTTAGTGCTTACTTCAGAGTCACGTCAGAGTCTACGTTAGTGAGTACTCACTTACAAGTACTACACTATAGGTAGTGTTAGTAAGCACTCACAAACACTATAGGTAGTGTATGCAATCCTGTGTACGCATAAGTGAGGGATGATGTAGGTGCCTACAACATACACTATCAAGTCCCTCAACTCATAGCCAAAACCTATCAAATAGTTATCCACAGGATGTCCACACTTCAGAGTCACTGCAAAGTTATCCACAAGTGAGCAACTATCGTGCCAGCGAAGCGTCAGAGTTATGCACAGATTGTTAGTCTTATATAAGAGTTATGTCTGTGGACAAGTAGCACTAGCACTGTGGACAAGAGTTGCCAAGGGGTTAGCATGGTCAAGGGTCGATCGGGGCTTGCAGGGCGTTTAAATCGATCCACTTGAAAGATGTAACAAAGTGTAACAAACAGGCTCAAAGTGGTTGACATTGGGTTTCCGTGTGTTAGACTAGAGTCTGCTTCGGCAAACAAGATAAACAACCAAGGAAACAAACCATGCAAGATACCGTAAACATGATTGAAGTGTTCAACTCGATGGACAAACGCAGAGCACACGCAGAGGCTGTGATCGCTCAGTGTACTGAGGCACAGGTCGCAGAGGCTTCACGCATCGCTCTGCTGTACAGCCACAGCCCTGTCACTTCACTGCACCATAGGGAAGGTATTGTCAACATCCTGACCCGTGGTTTTTGACAGTACAGCCTAAAGCCCGTCACAGGGCTTTGGAGTGCACTGTCGCACTGACCCACTGAGGAACACATCATGGAAAAGATCCAACACACAATGTGGCAAGCACTCATTCACACACGTGACCATATCGTTGACAGGGGAATCGAGGCATGGAAAGCAGGAGCTGACCACGAGGCACTCATGGAACGTATGTGCAAAGATTGGAATGTCGAGCCGTACATTGTGTTTGACCACTTTAAAGAGTGTGTAAAATTCATTTCAACACCTGTTACCACCTACTGAGAATCACCATGCACAATCCCCAATACACATACAAACCATCATCCAAGCCTTCAAAAGCTCAGGAAATCATCGTAGCAATCGCTTGTCTCGCAGTCTTCGCCTTTTGGGGTGTACTGCTGGCGTTGGGAGTATAATTCAATTGTCAGTCAACGGCCACGGCCATAACTTCAAAGGTTTAAACATGATCAAAATCTCTAAAACATCCAAGCTAGACGGTATCCGTAGCTGGTCACTTCAAGCATTGGATACTTGTCCGGGCAGCATAGCTTCACCGGGCGTACTAGTTGACGCCTGCAAGGGTTGTTATGCCACTATAGGCAACTACAATTATCCTAACGTTAAAGCGCCTAGGTTGTCTAACCGCGAAGACTGGCAAAGGCTTGACTGGGTTAGCGACATGATGCAAGCCTTAGATTCTGACCGATATTTCCGCTGGTTTGATTCTGGGGATATGTACACGTTAGGCCTTGCAGAAAAGATTCTCGAAGTTATGACGTTAACGCCTTGGTGCAAGCACTGGTTACCTACACGTATGCACAAATTCCCTAAATTCTCGCTTGTCTTGCAAGCGATGCAAGCTTTGCCTAATGTGTCCATTCGTTTCTCATCCGATAGCGTACAGGGTGAATTTATCGAAGGCTTGCACGGTAGTGTTATTGTCTCTGACTCTGAGTCTGTTCCTGAGGGTGTCTCCCTGTGTCGCGCCTATGAACATGAGGGCAAATGCTCAGGCTGTCGCGCTTGCTGGAATAAAGAAGTTCCGGTTATCGCTTATCCTGCACATGGTCAAAAGATGGCGCGTGTAATCCGTTTGAAGGTGGCCCAATGACTGACAAGAATGTAATTTATCTGTATGATGTATGCGGGTTATCCCTTGAAGCTATATCGGCACAATCGGGGTATAGTCTGGAACGTGTACGCGCTATAGTGTCAAAACCACCTGTTCACACTCTAGCGTGTACACCTAGGAACCGCTACAATGAATGGGTTAACGGTAAGTAATGGATAATAGACTGTAGCGCGTTGTAATAGCGCGTTATGGCCTGTAATCCTACAGGAACAACTAACGAAGGTACGATATGCATAGCATGTGTGATTTTGTCGCTCAGAGTGGCGGTAAGTTCTTAACTGTAGAATTCATCAAAAAAGATGGTTCTATTCGGAAAATCAATGGCCGTACAGGTGTTACTAAACACTTGAAGGGAGGTAAAAGCACTATTGACCATTCAAAATATGTCGTATTGTTTGAAGGTGCAACTTCTGGTTATCGGTGCATAAATCGCGATACACTTCTATCTGTGAGCTGTAACGGGCTTACAATCCGTAATAAATCCATTTGAGTTTAAGGGGCCTTATCATGCGCTATGAAGTACAATTCAGATCAAGCGGTATAGTAGCATTCAGCGCCTCTGAGCGTGGTGTCTGCCAGCACTGGCTAGAGTGCAATGATTACGCACCTGAGACACCCTTTATAGACCCTGATACGGGCGAAGTAGACCCTACACAATGGGTAAGGGGTGAATGCCTTGAATTGTTCACTATCAAGAGGATTAAATGATGACTACGCCAACGCCAGCACCTGCGCCGATGCCTAAACCGTGGCCTTTCCCTACCTTCCCTAACCCATTGGACACCGGACATAAACGTCCACCCTTCAACCCTGCAAACCATGAGGATGCACTATTATGATTAAGATAAAGCAATTCACTTACACAATCAAAGGATGTGAATGGCATGGCCTCTGTGAGATACAATCCATTGAGTCGTTACCCTTGATCGTTCGATGCACTGACCTTTATCTGGGTGGCTATCAAGACGATAATCCGCCAGACATGATGGACATTGTAGACTATCAGATCATCCTTGACATTGAGGATATGGTAAGGATTGAGCATGAGAACACATAACCATTTAAAGGAACAGAAATGACTACTTTCGAGAAAAACGTTAAAGGAAAACACATTTTAGGGAATGCACAGGTGTTCGGTGATGCACTGGTGTGCGGGGATGCACAGGTGTGCGGGGATGCACAGGTGTTCGGTAATGCACAGGTGTTCGGTGATGCACAGGTGTTAGGTAATGCACAGGTGTTCGGTGATGCACAGGTGTTAGGTAATGCACAGGTGTACGGTAATGGTTTAATTGAGAAAACATCCGATTACTTGGTAGTCGGCCCTGCAAAGTCATCTGGACGCTTCACCACTGCTCACAAAGACTCTAAAATTGGAATCCGTGTAAATTGTGGATGTTTTAGTGGTACTGTTAAAGAGTTTTCAAAGGCTATTGAGGAGACACACAAGGACAACAAAGAGCATTTAGAGCAGTACCGCTTGTTTTGTCAACTGATAGCCTTTAACTTTGGAGTCACAGAATGAAGCTCAACCATTGGCTGGTGCTGTTAGTGGTGCTTTGTGCGTACTTGATCGGGGGATACATTGATTCGCTGGCTAATTGAACTACTGTTACCATCACGAAAGACCCTTTAAAGGGCTTTAACGGCCCTACAAGGCCATCAATTTAACCGTCTAAGGGCATTGCCTACCTAGAC